TCCTTTCGATAAGTCTTTATTGGAGTCATTGGATGAACGATTTCCAGAGCAATGTGCCGAGGTAAATCAAACAATAAATGAAATAATGTTTAAAGCTGGTCAACGAAGCGTAATACGTTTCTTAATGGAGGAATTTAAACAACAACAAGAAGGTAAATAATATGTGTTTTGGTGGTGGTGGAGGTCAGCAAGAAGAAAAAACTGACACAACAACTCAACAAACAACTGGAAGTCCTGCTGTAACAAATGAGCAAACTTCTCCTGCAACAGCAGAGGAAGATAGCACAATGAACGCAGACACAACGATTAACTCGAAGAGAAAAGGAAAGAAAGCTCTAGTAATTCCTTTAGCTACTGGTTCATCTGGGGTTCAAACTCCTTAAGTTTTAAATGCAGTATGAAAATGAGAATACTGCTCACAGTCGGTATTCAGCTTGTCAGTTAGACAGAAACCTATTTTTAGATAGAGCAAGGGAAAGTTCAGAATTAACTATTCCTACCTTAATTCCACCAGATGGAAACAACAACACAACAGATTACCCAACGCCTTATAATTCAATCGGTGCGAGAGCAGTTAATAATCTTGCATCTAAATTACTAATAGCTTTAATTCCTCCCAACGCTCCCTTCTTTCGTTTAAAAATAGATGACTTCGTTTTAAAAGAAATGGAGGGAGATGAAAACTTACGAACTGAATTAGAAAAAGGTTTGTCACAAGTTGAAAAAGCAGTGATGACAAACATTGAAACTGGTGCAGATAGAGTGGCAATCTTTGAAGCCTTAAAACATTTAATCGTGGGTGGAAACTGTTTACTGTATGTAGCAGAAGAAGGTGTTAGAGTTTTTTCATTAGAGAGATATGTAGTGAAACGTGACCCTATGGGTAATGTTTTAGAAATTATTACTAAAGAAAGTTTAGCATACAATACATTATCTTTAGAAGTTCAAGAACTGATACAAGAAGAATATAAGTCTGATGATAAAAATTGTGATTTATATACACACGTTAAAAGAGAAAAAGATAAGTTCTATGTTTATCAAGAAATTCATGGACAAGTTATTCCTAAATCACAGGGTGTATTTGCTTTAGACAAATCACCATTCATTCCTTTACGTTGGAATAGAATAGACTCTGAAAATTATGGTAGAGGATTTGTTGAAGAATACATTGGTGACTTAAAAAGTTTAGAAGCTTTAACTAGAGCAATCTTTGAAGGTTCAGCTAGTGCTTCTAAAATGTTATTTATGGTTAGTCCGAATGGTACAACCAGAGCACACAAATTAGCAAACTCTAGAAATGGAGCAATTATTGAAGGAAGTGCAAATGATGTAACTGTTCTTCAAGCAAATAAATTTCAAGACTTTAGGGTAGCTCAAGAAACTATAGGAAAAATTGAACAACGATTACAAATGGCTTTTATGCTCAATGCGTCTGTAACAAGACAAGCAGAAAGAGTAACAGCTTCTGAAATAAATTTCTTAGCTAGAGAATTAGAAGACTCACTAGGTGGGGTGTATTCTATTTTATCTCAAGAATTTCAATTACCATTTATTGCTAGAAAAATTGCAATGATGGAAAAGAAAAAGAAGTTACCAAAAATACAAAAAGGATTAATCTTTCCATCTATTGTTACTGGACTCGAAGCACTCGGAAGAGGTAACGATAAAAATAAACTAATTTCTTTCCTAACAACTTTAGGAAATGTGTTGGGTGGAGAAACAATTATGAAGTATGTAAATGTTTCTGACGCCATTACACGACTCGCTACTGCTGAAGGTATAGACCCAGATGGTCTTATTAAAAGCGATGAGGAAATGCAAGCTGAACTACAGCAACAACAATTACAGCAAGTCGCTCAAAACGTAGACCCACAACAAGTACAGCAAATGGTCGGTCAAGTTCAAGAGCAAATGCAACAACAATAAGAGGTAAATAATTATGGTAGAAGAAGTAACTATCAAGGACTCACAACTTACTGATTTAGGTCAACAGGGGATGGAAGCTCCAGCTCCTGCGACTAATGAAGAGAAACCAAGTTGGCTTCCAGAAAAATTTAATAACGCTGAAGAATTAGCTAAAGCGTATGGTGAATTAGAAAAAGCTTATTCATCAAAAGAAGAACCACAACAAGAAACACCACAACAAACTAAAGAAAATGTTGAAAAACAAACTGGTCTAAACCTAGACCCTTTTTATAAAGAGTTTGCTGATAGTGGAAACTTAACTCAAGAGTCTTATGATAAATTAAGTCAAGCTGGGTTAAGTAAAGAATTGGTAGACAGTTATATTGAAGGTCAGCAAGCAGTCGCTGATTTATCAGTGAGTTCAGTTTATAATTCTGTTGGTGGTGAAGAAAGTTATAATCAGATAGTTGGATGGGCAACTGAAAATTTATCTGACACAGAAATAAAAACATTTAACAATACCATTGAAAATGGAACGCCTGATGAAGCTAAATTTTTAATTAAATCTTTAGAGTCTAGGTATCAATTAGCTAATGGTGTTGAACCAAACTTAGTTCAAGGTAACAGACCTTCAATAGCTTCAGACACGTTTAGGTCTTCTGCTCAAGTATTAGAAGCAATGAATGACCCACGTTATGAAAGTGACCCTGCATTTAGAGATGATGTTGCAAGGCGAATTAAAAACTCAAACGTATTATAGGAGAAACATATGTCCGATATAAAATTATTTTGGTCTAACCTAAAAATGAAATGGAAAATTTTAGGTGTGGCAGTTGTAGTAATTATCGTAATGTTAGTTACTGGAGCAATTTAAGTGTTAGGAGTATTAGGTGCTGTAGCTCCTATGGTAAAAACTTTATTTAGTACCATAGATAAAACTATAGATAATAAAGCTGAAGCAGAAAAAATTAAACAAAACATTCAGCAACAATTATTATCTGGTCAATTAAAAGAGTTAGAAGCTCAAGCAAAAATAATTACAGCAGAAGCTAAAGGTGGATGGTTACAAAGAAACTGGAGACCTTTATTAATGCTTACTTTTGCAGGATTAGTTGTAGCTCATTGGTTTGGTTTTACAGCACCAAATATTCCAGAGTCAGTTCAAAACTCATTACTTAATATTGTTTTAGTTGGTGTGGGTGGATACATCGCAGGAAGAAGTGGTGAAAAAATAATGGATAAATACAAGGAGAAAAAATAAATGTCATTAGTTGCTAACATTAGAAAAAGACAAAAATTAGGAATAAGCAGAAGCAAAAAGAAATCTACAATTTCTAAAGAAGCTTACGCTCAAATGAAAAATAATTGGAAAAAGAAAAAAGCATAAATCACCATCTCTCATAAGAGAGGTGAAAGTTACTAGGACACAAACAAGAATTGCCTTTTGCGAAAGATAACTTTTCTATGAGTGCAAATTGTAACGAATAAACATTTACTTAAAGGAGTAAACATATGGCAAACGCTACGCCAAGTTTTCTCGGTAAAGCGAATAATTCTGGAGATGACTTAGCTCTCTTTTTAAAATTATTTTCAGGTGAGACTCTTGCCAGCTTTTCGAGACAAAATAAAATGCTCCCAATGACAACTGTTCGTACAATAAAAAATGGTAAGTCAGCATCTTTTCCGATTATCGGTCAAGCAAGTGCTGAGTATCATGTTGCAGGAGCAGAAATTGATGGGAACGTAATTAACCATGCAGAAAAGGTTATCACTATAGACGATTTATTGATAGCCCATAGCTTCGTTTCAGAAATTGACGAGCTACGAAACCACTATGATATAAGACAGATTTACGCTAACGAGCTTGGAGAAGCTTTAGCAAGAACTGTTGATAATCACTTACTACAACTAGCAGTATTAGGAGCTCGTTCTTCAACTATTGTTACTGGTGGTGACGCTGGTACTGTAATAACTGACGCAGACGCACACACAAACGCAACGTCTCTGATTTCATCTATCTTTGAAGGTGCACAAGCACTTGATGAGCATAATGTTCCAGAGAACGATAGGTTCTGTGTTGTTAACCCAGATATCTATTATCAATTAGTCAACAATGACAAAATTCTTAATAGAGACTTTGGTGGTGACAATGGTACGTATAGTGATGGTAAGGTATTAAAGGTTGCAGGAATTAACATTGTTAAATCCAATGCGACTGCTACTGCTTTCACTGACTTATCTTCAGCGTCTACAACAGGCTTGAACAATACTTATACAGCCAATTTCTCGACTACTAAAGCTGTTATCTTCCAGAAACAAGGAATTGGTTCTGTGAAATTAATGGACTTAAGTATGCAAACGGAATTTGATATTCGTAGGCAGGGAACATTAATGGTTGCAAAAATGGCAATAGGCTCTGGTTTCTTAAGACCAGAAGCTTGTGTCGAAATCAAAATATCATAATTAATTTTATGACAAATTATGGGGAGCTTAGTCTCCCCATTTTAATTTAACATGGCTCAAACAAATACAACTGAACTTGAAGCAGTAAATACTTTATTACATAGTATAGGTGAAGCTCCAGTAAACTCATTATTAAGTTTACCAATAGATGGAACGCAAGCACATAATACATTGAATGAAGTATCGAGAGAAGTTCAAGCGTCCTCATGGCACTTTAACAGACTTTATGATTATACTTTAAGTTTAGATACAGATTCTAAAATTCCTTTAGCAGAAAATATTATGCGAGTGGATTTAGATAATACAAAATATTCTCAATTAACTTATAATGTTATTAAGCGAGGTGGTTTCTTATTTAATAAAGTTGGAAACACTTTTGTTTTTGATAAAGCATTAGACTCTCAAGTAACTATCTTCTTACCTTTTACTGACCTTCCAGAAAATGCAAGACGCTATATTGTTTTGCGTGCTTCTAGAATGTTTCAAGATAGAACTTTAGGAGCTGGTTCACTTCACAAATATCAACGAGACGATGAATTAAATGCTTTGGCAGTTTTAAAACAAGAAGAGATGGATACAGCAGACCATAGTATTTTTGATAACTATGATACGTGGAGTATTATTAACAGAGGTAATGTCATTAAATAACAATGCCTTTAATAAATCATGCCATACCAAATTTAATTAATGGTGTCAGTCAGCAACCAGAAACATTACGTCTAGGTTCTCAAGCTGAAAACCAAGAGAATGGATTTTCTTCTGTTGTTGAAGGTTTAAAAAAAAGACCTCCAAGTAATTTTATAAAAAAGATTTCTAGTTCAACTTTATCAAATCCTTTTATTCATACAATTAATAGGGATACGAGTGAACGATACATTGTTTCAATAACACAAAATAGTATTCAAGTTCATACTGTTGATGGAGTTGCTAAAACTGTTGTTGATGGTGGAGCAAGTGGAACACTTAATGGTTACTTAAATGAAGCAGATTGTAAAGCTAACTTAGAAGCAGTTACTGTCGCTGATTTTACTTTTATAGTTAATAAAAATAAAACTGTTGCTAAGAGTGGAAGTGCTTCTGCAAGCAGACCCTTTGAAGCTATCTATACAATTCAACAAGGTGTCTCTAATACAAAATACGATTTAATTATTAATGGAACTACTTATAGTTATACGACAGACGCAACTGCATCTAACTATCAAACTCAACATATAGCTACACAAATATTTAATCAGATAAGTGGACTGTCTGGTTTTACAGTTACAAATCTTGGTTCTGATTTATATATTTCAAAAGCTAGTGATTGGACAGGAAGTGCTGTTGATGGTTATGGAAATCAAGCGTCTCAATTAGTTAAAGGTACGACAAATAAATTTAGTAACCTTCCAGTAAAAGCAGTTAATGGAATGGTAGTTGAAATTACTGGTGACGTTAATAATAATTTTGATAACTATTATGTAGTGTTTGAGTCTGATGGTAACACTGATGAAGGACTATGGCGTGAAACAGTTAAGCCTGCTTTAGATAATGCTTTAGACTCATCTACAATGCCACATCTTCTTATTAGAACAGCAGATGGTAATTTTAGATTTACTCCTGCTAATGGTACTTCTTATACAATTAGTGGAACGTCATATGATGTTCAGCAGTGGGGTGAAAGAGTTGCAGGAGATGAGGACACAGCAACTGACCCTTCCTTTGTTGGTAAGAAAATAAATGACATTTTGTTTTTTAGAAATAGATTAGGTTTTATCTCTAATGAAGAAATAAACTTATCACGTTCAGCAGAGTTTTTTAAATTCTATCCAGAAACAGTTACAACTATATTAGATACTGACCCAATAGATTTAAGTGTGTCTCACACAAAAGTTTCAATTCTTCGTCACGCAATTCCTTTTAATGAAGAATTATTAATGTTCAGTGACCAGTCACAATTTATTTTAAAAGGAGCAAACACTTTAACACCAGAGAATGTTAATGTGAATGTGACTACAGAGTATGAAGCATCACTAACTACAAAACCAGTTGGTAGTGGACGAAGTGTTTATTTTACTTTTAAAAAAGGTGATTACACTGGAGTTAGAGAATTTTTTACAAACATTGATGGTGAAGTTAATGAAGCTAATGATGTTACAGGTGCAGTACCTAAGTATATTCCTAAAAATGTTTTTAAAATGGCGATTGCTACTAATGAAAATATATTAGCAGTTCTATCGTCTGACAATCAAAACTGTTTATATTTATATCAATGGTATGAAAGCAATAACCAAAAGGTTCAACAAGCTTGGCACAAATGGAGTTTAGGAGCTTCAGCTAATACAACTATTCTTAATATAGATTTTATTGAAACAACTTTATATGCGTTAGTTCAACGAACTGATGGAGTGCATATTGTTTCTTTTGAAACAGCACCAGCTTCTGTTGACACAGGTGCTACATATTTAACACATTTAGATATGAAGATTAATGAAAGTACAACAGGTGTCTCTAAATCTTATAATTCTGGAACAAACCAAACTACCATAACTATTCCTTATGCTCGTTATAATGATATGCAAATGGTAACTCGTTTAGTTTCTGGAAGTTCAGTCGTTGCAGGACAAATTATTACTATAGTTAGTCAATCTGGTACAAGTATTGTTGTTGCTGGTGATTACACATCCTCAAAGTTTTTTATAGGAGAAAAATATACATTTACGTATGAGTTCTCTCAACAATACGTAAGAACTCAAACTGGAGAAAGTCGTACTGCTATTAAAGAAGGAAGACTTCAAATAAGAAACTGGACTGTCGGTTATGATAATACTGGTTACTTTAAAGTTAATATTACACCTAAAGGCAGAACAACAACGACTGAAACATTTACTGGGGCAATCGTAGGCTCTGGAACTGTTAATGGTATTTCATTGGAAGATGGTAATTATACTTTTGCAGTACAATCACAAAATGATGATTTAGTAATTACATTAACAAATGATGAATACCTTCCAAGTGCGTTTATTAATGCAGAGTGGCAAGGGTATTTCACACAAAAGAGTTCTTCTAATACGTAGTGCCTTTTATGAAAGTAGCGTCTATTGAAGACGCCAAACAATTAGCACCCACCTTAAGAGAAGAAGATGTAGCTGAGTGTAAAGCTCATTCTAATATTGATGGTTTAACAGCTTTAATATTAGGAGTTCAATATTCTCATCTACCCATAGGAATATATTTAGATGATAATAAATGTATTGCTATTGTAGGCGTTGTGCCTGAGAAAAAAAATTTTGGACGAGTATGGTTACTCGCTTCAGAAGAACTAAAAGAAGTTTTATCTTATCGCTTTATTAAAAATACTAAAAAAGTGTGTGAACTTCTCAATCAAAGTTTTCCTATTCTTTATAACTATGTGGACGCAAGAAATGACCTTCACATTAAATGGTTAAAATGGGTTGGATTTACTTTTATCAATAAACACGAAAAATTTGGATACGAACAAAAACCCTTTTATGAATTTATAAAATTATGTGCTCACCAACATTAATGATTTCAGCCTTTTCTAATGCGTTGAAATTTCAACAAGCAAGAAAAGAACAACGTAACGCTAGAAACAGAGCTCAGCTTCAAGGCGAAATAGCAGACAAAAATTATCGACTCAAAGTCGCTCAAGAGAAATTACAGATAAGACAAAAAGCTAAAGCAGAAAGAGACAAAGCTTTATATACTGATTTACAAAGTCGACAGGGTATCGCAAAAGCCAGAGTTAGTGCTGAAGGATTTACTGGTGGTGTCCTTGATAGAATAGTTAGAGATTACGCAAGACAAAGTGGAAATTATAAAGCGTCAGTTTTAGCAAACTTAGATAATGAAATAGCACAAAGCGATATGAACATTAGAGGATATGGCGTGGAGAGAGATGCTAACACTCCTTATGTACCAAGAGTAAACACTTTAGGTTTAGTCGGTGCTAGTGCTCTAAGCTGGGGAGATGATTACTACACATGGAAAGCTGAACAAGAAAAAAACTCAGTGATTAAAGAAAGAACTTTAGGTTACACAATGGGAACAGGATTTCAAGACTAATGGCTTTTACTAAACTTCCAAAATTAAAAGCTCCAGAGCCAACTAGAGTTACAGCAAGAGTTATAAATACTTTTTATAAACCAGAGCAAGAACCAGTTGATGGAACGCCTTTAATGTTAGCTCAAGGTTTAGAGCAATTTAATAGTGGTTTAAGTAAATACATTACAGCTAAAGAAGAAGTTAAGGAAGAAGTAGATACGAAAAAAGCACAAGCTGATTATAATAAAAATCAAGCAGAGTTTAAAACTTTAGTAAAAAATGGAAAGATACCAGAAGGAGCAAGTCCATATTATATTAACGCTTACATTAATGCAGAGTTAAGAGATAAGGCTAGAACTTTTGAAAGAGAATTATTTAATGCTTGGCAAACTGGAGAAATTAAAAATGATTTAAACCCAAATGCTTTTGAGCAATTTTATCAATCCTTTGCGAAAAACTGG